GCCATTAACCTTTCAGTGGCTAATCGTGCCGCCCTCTGCTCTTCAATGCCCATCTCAGCAGAACGCTCTTGCGCTCTGCCCGCCTTTCTCGCCGCTCTTGACTGAATAGCTGAACTAGCAAGCCCCCCGCCTACAATAGCAACCGCTGGATGTGGCATTATGAAAACTCCTCTAAATAATCTTCGTATTTTTCGCCGTACATTCTCATCACCATGTGGGCGCTGTCTTTAGCAACCTCAGCCCCGTGACAGAGCTGTACAACAGTTAAAATAATGTCGTAGTAACCAGCCCTCCACATAAACGATCTGGCATCTACATCTCCCTCACGCTCAACGTGGTCTGACGCCTGCCACTTCAAAATAGCGTTCGCCAGTAGCGGGACTAATGCCGCGCTCTTTTGTGCAAAAAATGCGTTGGAGTATTGTCCAACCATCATGTGCCATAGAACGTGGTCTAAATCCTTTCTGTCTACTTTGTCACCATCGGCAACATCGTCGAAAAACTGTATGGATCTGTAGAGATCAATTAGCCACTCTGTGGCCTCTTCTGGTAGGCAGAACACTTCAACGAAATTACGCCTTAGCCAGTCAACATCTTCCATCAAACAGTCCTTTTCACATCATTGTCTCATATATTTGCGTTAATTCAATTCTTATGCTATCTCGCTGCCGGTCGCGCTCAGGACCAAAGAGTTAGCAGCGCCAGCCTGCGTTACAATCGTGCCGCCATCAGGTAGCACCTGACCAATCAACTCTGGGCATGAGTAGGTCTCGCGAGGCGCAATTGTCCTAGCGTTAATCACCGTATTAGACGCCAAAGGATTACCGGCAGAGTTAGCGTTGGGCAGGTAGACAGTGATAAAGGCATTGCTTGCGCCCACGTTCGTAACTGTGAACTTGTCAATTATCGTAGTCACGCCGGTCGCAGTGTACTGAATTGTCGCCGCCGTCTCTGCCAGCCTTCTTGAAATAATGTTCGTTACTGTAATAGCCATAATAAACCTACTGTTGTACCTGAGTGACGGCGACCAAGACCGCAGGGGCTGCTGGAGCAAAAGCCGTTGCAGCCGTGGCGTCTAGGAATAAACCCGTATTATCAACCGCAAACATCATCTCAACGTATTCACCGGCGTCGAGTGAAATGAAGTCACTTTTATGCGCTGACTTTGCTTCATTGTTACCTGACAAGGTTACCACGCTCGCAGAGTCTGCAATGTCAACGCCGTTCTTCCTGAACCACAGCCATGCGTTCTTGGAGCTTGCCGAATTCGATAACAGTTGAAAGTTTACCTGAAAGCTGTACAGGCCAGAAAATTCTGCCACCAGCCTAGAGGTTGGCGTACCAATCGTGACCCCGTTAGCAACCTCGGTTACGTTCATCTCAATCGGGTACGCTGTGTTAATCACCGCAGCCGTTACGTCTGTGGTCCTAGCAAACTGCCCATAATAAAACTGCTGCTCAATGATGGGCCGAACGAATATCTCACCGACAGTCGCGCTAACAACGACCACAATAGCGACCGGGATCGCCACATCAGGGGCCGTAGGTTTAACCTTGGTCAGCCCTCCAGCAATCGTTGGGCTTGCGTAAAGCTCGTCACCCTCAACCCATGTTTCGCTAACCGCGCTGCCGGTAGTGTCAATGCCTCGGACATTTCCGAAGGTCGTTACAAACCCTACCTCGCCATTTAAAATGTCCTGAGTGGCTACGCCGAAAAAATAGTTCATCGGCAGGGTGCCGTCAGCGATGTAATCCAAAAGCTCTAGTCGGTTGTTACCGTTGACCCCGGCAAACCCGATAGCTGATCCGTTAGTAATCGTGGATCCGGTGTTGTTGCGTCCGTAGATATAGGCCTCTTGGCCTACTTGCTGGACTACACCGCCAGAATGATGGAGGTTTAGCGTGTCATCAAACGCGTTCCAAACTACGCGAGCATCTTTGTCCGCGTGTGGCGCGGAAGGATTAAAGTCGATGTAGTCGGTCTTGAGGTGATTAGTGTCTACCGCCTGATTCGCGGTGTTGGAGGCCAACTGAGCGATGATCTCAACGTCAACAATTGTGTTATCGCTGCTGCCAGCGTCCACAGTGTCAAACAGCTTCTCGAACTGTATTATCTGTTCGTGATCCTTCAGGAATACCGCTAACTGGTCCCGGGTTAGTCCTAGCCTTGATTTAGCCATTTTAGTAGGCCAACGGCTCTACCTGAGCCTCTAGTCGAGCAAATGATACATGCGCGTCAGATTCGCCTCTAAACCTTTGTATCCTCCAGTTGACCATTGACCCCTGCTGAAACCAAACCAGCCGCTTGTTTCTGTTGCCCTGCGTTCCGACCTTAATCGACCGCGACTGACTCCATGTCTCGCCGTCAACCGAGTAACTTGTGCTAATGACCGGATTAGTGCCAAACGAAACGCGCCCAGTTAGAGCGACCAGCTCAAGCTCATGAAAAATTGCTCCGCGACCTTCGTTGTAAATAATATTGGTTGAGAACTCCCAGCGCACCTTTGACCCATAGTGCGAGCCAATATCATCTTGGAAGTACCCAATTACGTTAGAAGTTGGATCACCAATCAGCCACTTGTCGTAACACCAAATAATGTCTCGCGCCTTGTACTGAGACAGTCCAGTTTCTGAGGTTGTCAAAACAAACCAAACCGGAATGTTTGTTGCCTGAGTCGCGGTGTAGTCAAACACCAAGGTTTGGTCAGGCAGATGAACGTACAGGTGCTGATGGTTTCTGTCGTTCCTAGATTCAAGTTTAACCTTGGACAACTGCACCTCAGTGTAGTCAGTCAAGATTTCATCCACTTCCTTGGTTGAGATCTTATTGGCCTGAGCGTTAACGCCCAAAAAAATACCGGGTGACTCGTTACGACCGCCTCCTAAAAACGCAACCGTCTCGATAAACACGCAACAGGCGTGAGTGCCAACGCAGCCCTTCTGAATCTGCGCGCCCTCTACACGTTGAAACGGAAACAGATTACCACCTACGTTGTCGAATACCTCAATTGTGTGCCGGTTAACCGCGTATATTTCATTTCTAAGCTTGACGAGAGCTGTTACAGGGTCAGGATCAATCTCAGATGATCCATACTTCAAGGGGTTGACTGCAAACGGGTCTAACAGCTCTGTAACCACTAAAAATTCGCCGTCAGTGGTCATGAAGTAGCCATCTATCCAAACGACATCAAGGACCGGCCCTAGATCTGGGTCAGTCACCTGATCAACTGACGTGCCGTCCCAGTAAAATAGTTTGCCACCACTAGCAACCGCCAGAAGGTCAAAGGAGTAGTCCATTGTGACTAGATTATCGTCAGTGCCGCCAACGTCTCCAAGCACAGTGACCGTACCGTCAGACGCAATTGAGCATAGGGATGTACCCATAACTCGGTAGCAGACGCCGTCTCGCTCGATACCGCCCCTGTTTACGCCGGGCCCCTCACCATGCTTAGTCAATCCATCAGCGGGCCTTAGATAGCCGTTGCTGATCCCTGACTGCTTTGGCACAGGTATTAGGTTTACCGGGTAGCTGGTTCGTATTTCTGCCTGACGGTCATCAGTGAATATACCGTTTAGGATGGGTATCTGCATGATTCACGCTCAGTATCCGGGTTTAGGTTTAGGCTTTCTTTTGATCGGCTTTTTTTTCTTTTTGGGGTACATTATTTTTTCTTCGCTGTCTTAGCTGCTTGCCTAAATGCCTTAGCACTAGGCGCACCTTTGGATCCGGGCTTTCGCATTTTTTCGCCTGAGCCTGCTTTAATTCGTTTCTTTTTCGCCGCAATGTTTGCGTACAATCCTTTACTAGCCACTACGATCTCCTCGACTTAGTTCCTGAACACTTCCAACGCTTCCTAGACAATCTCAGCGGCGAGTTTGGATTTGCAGCCGCCTTGGGATGCTTTTTCATCTGACCGGCAGATCTAGCGCAGTACGCGTCACCCTTCTTGGTCCCGGGCTTAACTCTAGCGCCGCCACCTCTGGCTCGACCGGCCTGACCGTAGCTTACCTTCTTGCCAGTAGAGGTGACCTTAACCTTTGCCTTACCCTTTGCCGGTGTAGCCATTTTATATCCCTACGGTTGCGCTCATGCTAATTGACCCTGTCGCCAAAATATTGGTTAGCGTTGCCGTCTCTGCAATTTCAACAGTACACTGGTTGTTTAGATTTCCAGAGGTTGTCGTTAAACCCCAGTAGTAAGAAATACCTAACGGTAGCCAAGTAGAGACCAAAGCTGATCCAGCTTGGTTTGGGGCCGTTCCGCTCGTAACAGTCAATCTTATTGAGTAGTCTGAATTAACCCCACCACCAATTAGCCAAGTGTAAGTCTCACCGTTAATTGTGGCAGCAACGACAATTGTTCCAGAGGCGTTAGCAGTGAATGTTACTGTCGCGGCGCTGGGAGAGGCTGCAAACGCGGCATAAAAGTTATCCTTTAGATACGCGGACAACGTACCAGAGGATACAGTGCCAGATGCTGTGCGAGCAGCAAAACTCATGAAAGATCCTTGATCATCGAAGCGTACCAGTCCGTCCCTATGTAGGTGATGACTAGTAAATCAACTGCATTTGAGTTAGTTGACAGGACCGATGCCGTACCGCCGGGCCACTTAAAGCTCGCAGGCCACGCCATCGTTCGACTGCCGGTTGCGTCCTGAGTGAACAGAATATTCACGGTTTGACCCTGCGCCGGGTTGCTCAAAGTAAGCGTAGTCACGTTTTCGGTTAATGTGCTGGTGAACACGTTGCTGTCAACCATATCCAAGGTCAACACCCCACCAGTGCTTGAGCCTGCGACCGGAGCCGTCTGAGCGTGTCCGGTGAAGTTAGCACCGTCAATGGTTGGGTCAGCGTTAAATACGTTCAGCCCGGTCCCAGTTTCGTCTGTGAGCGCGCTCGCCAAGTTCGCGCTGCTGGGAGTAGCCAAGAACGTAGAGACGTTCGCGCCAAGTCCAGAGACTCCGGTTGAAACCGGCAGGCCAGTACAGTTCGTCAGTGTTCCTGACGTTGGCGTTCCGAGGATGGGCGTGACCAGTGTTGGGCTGCTGTTAAATACTGCTAGTCCTGTGCCAGTCTCGTCGCTGATTGCTGCCGCTAACTCTGCGGAGGTCGCGCTAAACGTGTTGTTCGAAAAGCTCATCGTCTTGTTGGTAAGGGTTTGAACGCCTGTGGTCGTTACAATGTCGATACCAGCAATTTGCAGGCTGTTTACGATGGTGTACCAAGTTGACTGTAGTTCGTTAAACCGAATCGTAAATGAGCTACCCGCCCCTAACGAGGCAGGAACACCCACCAACGTCCCGCCATTGCCGTTGATCGTCAACGCGCTAATGGTTTGGGTTGATATGATGATGATTTCTTGACCGTCATAGCAGTCCGCTACCGGAGGCAACGTAACCGATCCAGCAGCGAACGTGCCAGTTGGATTCATGATTAGCCAAATGCTTTGAGATGTTGCGCCCAGAGCAATGTTAAATCCCGAATTAGTCGGAGCGTTAATTACAACGGTGTAGTTGGGATCAGCAAACGTAGTCTGAAAGTAATCGATCAGAGTGCTGATTGATGCCTTGCGAGCATCGCCGTTGCTTGTCGCGTAAACTGGTAACTGATCACCGCCCGATAGGGTCGTAATCGTGGGCAGTTGATTGATCGTGGGCATGTCAGCCTCCTCAGTTGTATTCTAGTGGACCGTCTTCGCCAGCAAGTACCGGGTCAACAGGTCTTCGTAAATAATTGTCATCGTAGTTACGCCAAGGCTTGTTACCAGCACCGGCTGGCATCGTTCTGGGCAGTTGCTGCTCGTAGGGCTGTGCAAATGCTTGCAGAACCGTGTTGTAAGCCATCTTAGCGATGCCCTTAGTGTCAGGCATAATGCCCTTACCAAAGCTTGGAGCGATCCTAATGCCTAAATTTGTGTAGATTGCCTCGTTCGCCAGATCTGGAACGTAGGTTTGATCATCTAATCGACTGTCACCGGGCGATAGCGGGAGCGGGTATCCTAGCCTAAGTCCTTTGGCGTTCCACTCAGCCATCATCGCGTCCAATCGACGCAACGCGGCTTGCAATTGCTCTGGAGTCAAGTCGAAGACGTAGGACGCAAGCCCTACCTCCTCAAATGCTTGCTCGATGTACTCGCGCTTAGTCCAGCCCATTTAAAGCTCCCAACGCCTCTTGAATTTTTTGCGCCAGCTTATTATCAGAGGTTCTACCATCAAACTTCAAGCCTAATTCCTTAGCCTTTTCTTCAAGCTCTAATCTAAGTGGTGGTGCGTTATCGTCTGGGATGACCGGCTGAGGTGAGGTCACAACCTTTGGCGCAATGGCATCAGCCAATGTTTCGTGCCATCCGTCTGCTAGTTTGGCGTCCAACTCCTCTTGAGTTTTAACGCCAACATATGAATATGTTTTGCCTTCGGGTCCAAAGTGATCGCCCGGGGACTTGTACAGTAGTGTTGGGTTCATTTCTTGGCCTTTTTCTTTGCTCTTCGCGCAGTGCTCAACGCAATTGCTACCGCCTGCTTTTTCGGCTTACCGGCCTTCATCTCTGTCTTGATGTTTTTTGAAATACTGCTTTTAGAGTAACCTTTTTTCAGCGGCATAATGCCCTCCTGAAATAGAGCGGGGGAAAACCCCCGCCCATTTTTCACACATTTTAAGTCTGGCTGAACAACATGATACCAGACATCTCTGGCTGCTTGTTCACTACACCAAACAACGTGTCGCACCGATACTTGGTGGTCATCGTGTTGATGTCGTAGAACTTTTGCATAACCAGCTCAATGCCGTTATCAGTGGTTCCGCGCAGTACAGCAGTGCCTGCATCAGAAGGTACAGCGTACCGTCCGGGGAGCAGTTCCAAAGCGTCACGCTGCCAGAATGGGTTTACAGATGCTGTAACCGTGTTCAGGAAGGTAATTGCTGCGGCAGCAGCAGGAGTTACGATGCAGTTTTGGTACTGAGCACTTGCGTCAGACGCGACTTGGTTTGAAATAATCCCCGGAGAGATAACCATAGTCGTACCGTTCGTTACCGAAATAACGCGGAAAGTCTTGAGCTGTCCAGTGGACTGCTTCGTGATGTGGTGAACAGCTTCTACACCAGCGATTGTGAAACAGTCACCAGCGGCTACGTTTGTAGTGCTAGATACGGTTACAGTCTGGTATCTGTTATCCACGTTAGTGGTTCCACCAGTGACAGTCCGAGTCGCAGCAGGAACGAGGTAGTTCGTCGCAGCGTTCTGAGTATCGATAGTGATAGCACCACCGCCAGCGGCAGCAGTCAGTCGGTTAGCATAGTCAAGCTTCAACGTGTCGAAGCCAGCTACCATGCCAACGCGTGATCGCTCGTAGGCAGAGTCAGACTTTTCGTTTCCGAAAGATCGTGAAGCCTTGGAGAGATCGTTAGCCATGCCATTGTAGTCACGACTAGACAGTGCCAAGTGACGGTCGTAGTCGGGCACACCCTGCTCGTTCATGATTGCATCACACTGGGCAACGTCATCATAACCAGTCGCAGCGGCAGTGCGCTTAACAACCAAAGTGCCCTGATTGGCAGCAACGTTCATGATCGCAACGTTGATGTCAGAAGCAAGCTTGTTTTTAGCAGCCGCACCGAGTCGATCTTCTTGCAGAGCGTCACGCAATTCCAAAGCGTTCATTTGGAACGGTACAGTTTTGTAGTTGTTGATGCTAGAAGGAACCGCTAACTGAGTGTACTCGTCATAACCACCTACAGTTGAAATATCAGTCCCGGGAGCAACGCTAACAGAGGTACTAATGTAAGGCATCGGACGCCAGATAACGTCATTGGTGCGTTCCATCATTACCTGATCGGTAGTGTAAACGCCTACGTTGCGCGACAATACCAGCGCGTCTTGGAAACCTTCCAAGATGTTTTCGAACGCTACGCGTTCTTCTTTACTAAAGCTATTAGCCATGATTGGCTCCTTTTAATTTATTTCGCCGCTCGTTTCTGCGCGCGCTTATAGGCCATGACCTTATCCATGTTACCTGTCCGCGCCGCTTCTTCTCGCAGCCGTTCTAGGGTTGAGTCCACAGCACCCTTTATCGGGGCCGTTGCCGAGACTTGTTTCTCGGGCCGTGTTGCTGCCTTACGATTTGAAATTTTCAATTGACTCTCCAATTTTGCAACCGCAAAGGCAAACTTTACGGGATCGTCTATCTGTGCCAGTTCCTTCGCCTTCTTGGGATTCTTTCCAAGAGCGTAGATCACCAACGCCGGGTCTTCAGCACCTTGAATCATGACGCCTTGTTGAACGACATTGAACGTCTGCTGGGCAACTTCCTCAGCATCGTCATAGTCCTTCACCTTCAGCTTGGTCTTGGCCTCGGCGTAGCCCTGCAACTTTTGTTGCCAAGCTTCGGCCTGCTGTTGCTCAGCCTGCCTTGCCTTAGCCTCCTGCTCATCGACTAAGCGTTTCCGCTCGTACCAATCAGCAAGTGACGCCTCATACTTCTCGGTGTCGTAATCATATGACTCTAGACTTGGCTTCGCTCCTAGCGTGACAACTGGATTGGTCTCAGGTGCCTGTTGGATTTTTGCCTCTAGCTCACGATTACGTCTCTGCAACTCCCTGTGTGATTTTCTAAGCTCCCGGACCCACTCCGGTGCTGGTTCTGGTTCTGGAGGGGGCGGTTCCTCCCCGATGGATATCACTACCTCATCAGATTCCTCGTCTTCAGATTCTTCAACCTCTTCGCTTGGATCATCTTCGACCTCTAGGTCTTCGGTGACATCTTCCTCAAGCTCAAGCTGCTCATCCTCAATCGTTTCCTCTTCCTGATAGTCAACTCCCTCTACTGCCTCGTTCATTTTGTGATCCCTATAAACTCACCCAAGTTATCGGCTGGGCGGTTGCCGTAACTCAATTATCACCCTTGTGCAAATTATTTCAACTATTTGCACTAAACCCCTTCCATTGTTACCAGTAACATGAGATACTTCTTTTGTGGTCGGGGTTCGGCGGCACTTAACCAGCAAGGAGATACAGAATGGATTTTCAACAAACAGACAACGGGCGGATCTGCAAAACTTTTAAAGATGACTGCGTGATCCGGTCGATCAGTATAGCTACTGGCAAGACCTATCGAGAAACCTTTGAGGGTCTGATGGCGTTAGGTTTGGAGATCGGCGCTTTCCCAGACCATGATAAGGTATGGATGAAATACCTTGAGGATCATGGCTTTGTTAGAAACAAACCGCCTCGAAACGCCAAAGGCAAGTACATCAAGCTTGCGGATTGGGATTTTAAGGGCGTTGCCGTTGTAATAAACTCAGGGCATCTGACTGTTGTAAAAGACGGGGTGTGCATCGACTCTTGGGATTGCCGATATAGACCAGTGAACTCATATTGGACAGCGGCATAAGCCGCTGCACAACCAGCAAGGAGTTAACAATGGCAACGAAAAAACAAGCTCTTCAAGCCATCCAAGAAGAAGGCGGGGTCATTGACTGGGGCGTCAGCGAAATCACTAAGACCGACAAAAGCATTTGCATTGATGCTCCCGGCACAGATTACTGGTCTTCGAGCGATGCGCCGTCGATTGTTATCAACTGGTACTCTGGACCCGCATCAGAGTTTTGGGATGAGGTCATAGACCGAGTCAGTGAAGGATCATACGAATATTACGGGGCTTAACGCCCCACAACCAGCAAGGAGTTATGTTTCTTCTTTGTCCTTCATTGCGGTGCCTGCTAAGATTATTCCACCAGCAATTGAGAACGCCGTCCCGGGAAATTTCATTCTAGCGTCGAGCCTTTCGGTTTCACCTTGGTAATACTCAATTTTTAGACCTGCTTTTTTTAACGCATCAACGGTGGATTTAGGCGTATCAACTGGAACAATCGCGCCTTTGAAGTCGGAAAAATCAACCGCACGACCCGGCTTGGCTTCAAAATACTCTGTTGGGCCTGATCTTAAGCGAGCTTTGTAATCACTTATTTCCTGCTTAATGTTACTAGGTATGTTTTCAAACCCATACTTTTCGAACGCTCTGTCTAAGCCAATGCGATCTGAGTCATATATCATTTCGCCAACTTCGTCTCGATACCTGAACCCTCCAGCATCGTATTTATAAAATGGCTGCATGATGTCTTGCAAGTCAATCAATGTTGAATCCATCTCAGACTTAAATTCTGCAACGTCCTCTGCTGTAACCAATCGACCTTTTTCTGATCTTATCTCAGGCAAGCTTTTTAATTCTTTTGCAAGGTTGGCTCGTACCATGCCAACGCCAGTGCCAATAACTGACTCTTGACCAGCGCCTCGTTTTCGCTTCATGAATTTGGTTACTTCTTCAGCAGTGTACGGTTTAAGTTTAGCGGCGGTGGTGTAATAGTCTCGGTCTGGATTGGATACGAATAATTCGTCACTATCAAAGTATTGATTAATTTTTTTATTTGCCCAATCTTTTCGTTCTTGACCAAATTCTCTAACCATTTCTGATATTTTACTACCATCAGCCGCAGTGTTGGTCCCATACTTTCGCAATGGTATATCTGTAATTCCTTTCTCTTGTAAAAATGCAATGTCAGTCACTACATCGTTTTCAAAAAATCGTTCAATGGTGCTGTACTTGTCAGAACTTATGTTTTTTTTGGTTTCAAGATCGGCAAGTAAATATTTAGCTTCATCTAAATAACCATCGTACTTTCTGGCTATATCGCCAAATTCTTCATTAAGTTTTTTATATGCGCCCTTTTTAGCCTGCCTAACCGGAGACGGTGCTCTGACTGTGTAAGCGTCCGCATCGTAAACCACGTTAGATCTGCTTCTTTTGGGGTCGAACTTGGCTGGATCTCCTACCAAAGTGATGTCACCAAATCCTTCAAACGGTATGTCTTGCCGAGTCACAGCTAAAGATGGCATTGGCATACCGCCCATTGCTTGCTGTCTAGCTATTTTCCCCGGTGAAGTGTTGTGCAAAAACTGCAAATCCGCAGAATCAATTGGTTGAGCGGTCTCAGCAATGCCAGAATCTGCAACTTTAGAAGCTTTTGACAACGCCCTTGGTGCTTTCAAGACCGAACCAGCGGCTACGCCTAACGGTCCCGTTGCGTACAGCGCATCACCAACACCGCCTAAGCCTTGCAAGAATGCGTCTAGGTACTCACCTTCAGATATGTTTTCGCCAAAGCTTGGGTAAGCTTCTGCTGAGAACGCCTCAGTGATCCCAGCCTCTGGTCCCGGCGTCATTGGCAGCTCACCAGCCATATCTGCAATGCCAGCACCGGGCTGCATTGACGCGGCAAAGTTCACGAACTGTGCTGGCGTGAACGGATCTTGACGCCTGATCGGCCCGGCAGGAGTCATCATGTAGTCCTCGGTCTCTTTGTTGAGAATCGTCTGGCCTAGAATTGCTTCTGACAGTTCGCGCATTGAAGCCATGATTAGGTTTCCTCTTGATAACTTTGCGAGGTATCTTCGCCGGTCATCCTAGCAAGCATAGCAGCCGCCACAGGAATCGCTACGCCGTACTTCTTCGCAATGGTGATCAGTCGGTCATCGAATATGACGTAGTTCATAGAACGCTTGTCAGGGGTCTTGTGCCGGGTGAATGCGTCAGCGTATCGGATGCCTTTAACGCCACGTTCTGCCAACTCGTACTCCGTCCCATCAATCATGCCAGCGTTTACTTTATCCATGTTTGCCATGTACTGCTGACCAGTCATGTCTTCGTTAATTATATTGTTTCGGTCACCTCCAAAGTAATCGTCCACGATCCTTTGATCAACGGCATCCCTATTTGCGTACACAGCGTCTTGAACCTTTTCGCTTTGCTGGCTTATTGGAATGTCCCACTGAAGCAACTCATCAGGCTCTACGTCGATGTTGACTTCGTACATACGGCCTTCACTCATCTGTCCGCTATTCTTAAGCTCGGTCAGCTCGGCTATCTTTTCTTCTTGCAAAGAAATTAAGCTTTCCCTTTTTGCAGATCCGGTTTCTGGGGTTAGATCCAGCGACTTTAGTCGATCAATTTCGTTTTTTGCGTTTTCTATTGCCAAATCAACGTCATTACCCGACTGCCTTAATAGACTTTGCGCTCTTTGCACTCTAGGGCCGGTTAAAGCGTCTCGGTAACCCCTAGCAACATCCTCATTTCCAGCAAAGTACAAGCCCTGACCGTAAGCCTGTGCGCCCTCTCCGGTGCCTATCTGCTCTGTGCTGAACCGATCAAAGTCATAAGGTGAGCCGTGGTATGCCTTGATACCCTTACGGACCTGAGACGCGGCAGGCAGGAACGGTAGCACACCGGCAGCGGTAAGGAGGTAATTAGGAATGTTTCTGGACTCAGGGTCGCGCATGTACATATCAACGTCAGCCGCTAGGCCAGTGACATCACCAACCCCGGGCACGAACATCGTTGACATTGCAGCGGCGTCTAAAGGTGATATTTCACCCTCACCGTATCCAATCGGTAAATCAGGATCCTGCCCGAACACGTTGGTCGGCTGAAGAACTGGGCCAGAACCAGCCCGGCTCAGTAACTCCATCGCCAGTTCGCGCATCGAGGCCATTAGCGCATGTCTCGGATCATGTCTTGAAGCAGCCGGGCGCTTCTGACGGACTTCTCTTCGGTCTCGTTAGCTACCCGCTCGTTGCTTTGCTCAATGCCTGCCAAAGTTTCTAAGGTCTTAGCCTGCTCTAGATCTGTGCTGGCGCCCGTTTCCAGAACCCTAGCCTGTTGCAGCTCTGCGTCCGCAATCGTCTTAACGACATCTGCTCGCGCCTTAGCAGCCTTCGCCGTAGCCTCCTCTGCCGCAGCCTGTAAGAACACCGCGTTCGGATCAGGCGGCTGATTCTGCATCGCAGCCATCATTTCCTCTGCCTCGGCCTCTGTGGGCTGTACAACGCCCATCCTGATCAGCTTCTGACGGAAGAAGTCACGAACCTCGCTAATACCTTCGCCCTCCATGTTCATCATCGCCATAGAGCCGAGAACACTTTGCATTTCTGGGTCAGCAGTAATCTGCATCATCCCGGTCAACGCTCGAACGGTTGCCTGCTTCTTCGTGCTTGAGCTGGGACCAACCTCAACGTCCACATCAAACGTGGCCTTCGACAGATCATTCTCAGTGATAATCTCGCCCATCTCGCTAATCGCTGGGGTCATCAAGGTCACACTATCAACCGTCTCCGTAACATCGATGATCTTCATCTTACGTTCTTCTTCGACGTAGACATCCTTTGCCATGCTCAGCCAGACCTCACCACAGCGCCTCATAGCCTTGGAAAAGTTGGACATATAAATAAACGTCTGCATGTCTAAACGCGTCTGGATCAGCTCTACAGCCTTTCCAGATATGTTTGAAGCAATCTCCTCGCCACCAGTCTGGTTTCCCATGATCTGCATCATGTCTGTCTCTGTAATTTGCAACAGAGCTGCCATTGCCGGGGGAATCTGTGGCGGCTTTGTGTATCCGACCGGACCCGAGATTGCTTGATTGCCGTTCGCATCTGAAATCGGATTAACCAGCAGATACGGGTAGTCTTTCAAGTTATCTTCAGACCACATCACTTGATGACCGGCAACCTGTTCGGGTAATAGAATTGGCTTCTCAACAGTGCTCAGCGCCGAAATCTCAGCCAGCTTTGACAACTGCATATTCTTCAGCCGTTGCGCGTCCTTGGCGAGCCTAACATGGCCCATGCATCGCTCAATGTTGTCAACGAACCAACGCTTGCCAAAAACTGGGATAATCGGAATGCACTTGCCAGCGATGTATCCGCAATCCTCAAGGATCTTGGCGCCGCTCATGATGTACTTGTGAACCTTTTTCTTCTTCACGCGCTTCTGGCGAATCTCCCTCGTGCCGACTGCGGCAAGCATTTCTTCAAGCTGCTCGTCTTCCTTGAAGTCGTAGGTCGTGTATCTTTCCTCAGAACCGTCCAGAGTTTCAAAAATTCTAACAGTCTCGCTAACCTCTTCTACCCTGTAGTATTCCGCAACGTAAACTACGTCTGGCGTTAGCCAGTCAAATTCATATTGATGAACGGTTTTAGGCCAGCTTGCGGGGTCATCGCCGTACTCGGACAGGTAGCTGTCGTAGGTCAGCGAGCTAATAACAAAACAGACTTTGGCGTCTGCCTTGTCCTGACGCTTAGAGTCCAGATCGAACCAGACGCTGCTGTCGGCGTCATAGATCGGCTCAATTAAAATTCTTTGCCGTTCGTCCTCGTCGTTTTCGTGGTCCTCGTAGTCAGCCCGTAACCGCCACGCACCAAACCCGCCACCGACTGCCTCCTCGAACGCGTTGTCATAGGCTTCATTCGCAATCGAATCTTTTTCGTCCGCTCGATACAGGCCATCGCAGACATCTGCTAGCTTGTCATTTGCAGTTCCATCTTTCGATGTAAAATCAACGGTGACGCGATTGTTTCGGTACTCGTTGATAATTCGCATGACCGACAGGGCGATCTTGTTTACTTCTAGCCGGGGCTTGTTCTCGAATTGGTCTAGCAGATTGCCTTCCCATTGAGCGCCGTTGATCGAGTAGAACCGACGATCCTCTAAACATTGCAACCGCTCGTCGCGCAGAGCACTTTGTATTCTGTCGAACTCATGTAGTGCGTCTTGATGAACATTCGCCAGACGCTGATCATTTGTCATTCGAGCCATAACAATTCCTCGTTTGTCAAGCCATTATCTACCACCGATTCGCGGTTGGCAATGGCACGAAGTCTGTGACCGCAGTAGTTGGATTAGCGCGCCTGACACCCTCGCAAGCATATCTTAACGCATCAATCACATGATTTTTCTTGTCCTCAAGTATTGGAAGCACCTGATTCGTT